GATGTTTATAAAAACTGGGTATCATGTTGGGTATCAATCCCTCTGAAAACCCGATATCTTATTTGCTGTTATAACCGACATTTTGAGAAATATCTGTTATAACAGACAAAATTGGAAAAATTTATTTTATTTTTAATTCTTCCGCAAGATCATATAATTTTTCCGCTGTAAGTAGGGCCATTTTATCCATACTAGTTTTTCCTTTTCTAATGTCTGATACTGTAGACCAAGGAACGTCTGCACCTTTAGCAATTGCGCTTGTGCTTATCTCGCTGTTTAATAACTTTTCTATTTGTTCTCTCATTTAACCATCCTCTTACTTCCGTCTGTCTTTTAAAATCAGAAGAAATATAAAAAATACGATTGTAAAAATTGGTAAATATTTCATTTTATTGCCCGATATGATATAATCATGGTAGGTCTAAAGGGCTTTCGCCCCAACCTACCAGAGCCTTACTTGAACCGCTTTGCTTTGCTCGGCTTGCGTTCTTTTGGCTCTTTTTTTATTGCCATGATAACACTTGCGATCCCTGTTAATAAGGTTCCAGTTGCTACCATTAGTTCAGCAATCTCTGATATTTTCATATCTTCCTCCTTTCTGATCATATTATATCACGGTACGCCGTGATTGTCAACACTTTTTTATAACTTATTTATTTTTTGCAACAAAAAAGCCCCCTCGAATTGAGGGGGTGTGTGTCTTATATATTATAGAGTTTCAGGCCACGTGTCATCCGTGACATATACTATGCTCGAGAAGCGAATATCTCCGATATCTCTGTCCGTTGGTACAGGGTCATCGAATTGTAAGCGAAATTGGTTTCCATCTGACGGCCCGCCGAGATACCAAGTACCCAGACGTTGGCCCTTGTCGTTGGTAATCATACCGATTTTAGATCCTATCGGACGGAAGCCAACTGGAATACCGTTAACGTTCAAGATGACAACGTTACGCTCTCGGTCGCTTCCTTGTGGGAAATATCCCGGCGCACCTCTACGCTTGATACCAAACCAGCCCCAAGAGAGACCTCCGAAGTTGATCTCGACTGTGGAATTGATACGTCTAAATTCCATGTATGAAGCGCCAAGTACGGAGGAAACGTTCTTCGCCCGAACTTTCCCCGTGTCACCTGCTAGAATCACCCAGTTATCACGGCCAGCGCCAGCACGCTTTTTGATCCACTTAAAGGCTCCGTTTTTAGCGGTTGTGTCGATGTAGGTTGTTCCAATATCAGCATTTAGCTCATACGGAAAACCTTGACCTTTTAATTCGCTACTAGAGCCACCAGAACCGACTGAGCGCTTCAGCTCTTCCAGATCGTTTTTGGTAGCAAGCTGGCTTGTGTCAATCGTTGGTAACTTGGATCTTGTGATAAACGGATCGCCACCGTTTTGCAATTTTGTATCAATGAGAGCATCCAGACCAAGGTCTACGTGCTTCTCCTTGATATTAGCGGTCATCTGCGCTTGTAACGTGGCATACGTTGGAAACAACTCGTAAGCTTTAGAAGTTTGCAACGCTCCGCCTTGATTAGCTTGAAGTGTCCCAATATCACGACCAATGGATTCTATAGCTTTTTTTAATTTATCCATTCAGCACCTCCTTAGAGGGTATTTTTAGCCGTTGTATAGATTTGTACGAAGTCAGTATTTTCAAGGTCAGTGAATTTTTGGCCAAGCTCTGTCATTTTAGACACAATAGCTTGGTCTGCTGATCCTGCACCATTTGCGATACGGTCAGCGATCTCTTTGAGAGTATCTAATTCTTCTGGTACTCCATCGCCTAAAATGGCAGTCTTGACGCCAGCGATAGCCGTGTCCAGTTGTTGCTGGGTGATTCCAGCTTGCCCAAGTTCTGACTTGTCGGCTTTGTTTGCAAGTGTGGTTTTAATTTCCTTGATGTCGCTACCGACAGCTTGAGCAAATGATGTTAATTTTTCAGTATTTAAAGTCATAATTTTTCCTCTCTAAATTTTAGCAAGATTGTATAGTACAGTTAGGTCTGGCAGTTCTTCCGTCTGTGTTCCGTTTGGATGTTCAGCGATATACTTGTCAATTTCAGTTTTAACATCATTTTTTACAAGCGATAATACTTCTTCGCTTGTAAATTCGTCTGCTGAGCGGGTGATGTCTAAACGTGTTGAGCGATCACTTGGAAAGATATAGCCACCACAAACGATTTCAACTAGATAAGATCCGATCGGCAGTGCCTTTTCGATTTTGAAAGTAACTCTGGACCTATCCACTGTACTCTCAAATGTTGCCTTTCCTTTTTGGTTAAAGATCCTGATCGTGGCATTCTTGCCATTCAGCTCGCTGATCGAGCGCATGTTTTCATCCAGTAGCTCATAACCAAATAGAGAGGCAGAGTCGCCTTGCTTGACGACTGCCCCTCCTTCGAATTGTCTCAGATTTGTCGAATTTAATAATGTCATTAAATCCTCCTTGTTTTAGGCGAATGAGCCGAAGTCTGTGATACGCTTACCATTCTGCGCTTGTCCTACTGCCACATATCTGCGATTTCCAGAACCTGCGATATACGTGATCCAGATATAACCATCATTATCCAACCAGCCATCATAGTTGATTTCTTGACCAGCGGTATAGACTGCTACGATCTCGCCTAGAAGCCCTGCCGAAGCACGTACATTAAGAGCCGATACTTCGACTGTAAATGTACCAGTTTCTGGATTAAACTCGCTAGAATCGACTGTGAGAGGTTCCGATGGCTCGATAGATGTTACTTGAGCTGGTTGCCCGTCAACTGGGAAATAAAACCAGCCTACGATGCCGTTGAAATCACGGGTATTGTACCGTGCTGGGCCACCAACGTACAGAGCATCTTCATTTCCGTCAATATTTTGCTCAATAGTGCGCATGGTATATCCGTCACTATCTTCAATCACAATACCAGTATGGCCGTAAGAATGGCCGTAAATATATGTCGTATCCATGACAAATACAGCACCAGCTCGTGGTTTACTGTCCAGATTCCCCTCTTGGTTATATTCGACTTCATAACCTAAATCACGGGCAGAATTGAGTAGGTCTATAGCATTGCCCCAGAGTGTTTTTCCGAAAAAGTAAGTAGAGATAGCATTAGGTAGTGCAGCACACTGCATACCCCACTTGCTCATAGACACGCCAGTTCCAGCATCTGCCAAACCCTCTGCATATCCTAAAATGTCATTTAAAGTAGCCATTTACTGCTCCTTTCTAAAATCAAAGGCTACTATCCAAAAATAGATAGTAGCCAGTAAAAATATGTTAATCTTGGTTAGGTTCTTCATAGCCAAGTGCACGAGTTGAATCGCTCAATCCTGATGTTGTAGGGTCGTTAACAATCCCTACAAGCACAAGAAAGGCAAACAACACATTGACAAATACCAGGATTTTATCAATGGTTTGCCCGAATTCCAGCTTGATGCCGAAGATGTCAGCGAATGCTTGAAAAAGCAATGCCAAAGCTGGCACTAATGCAAGCCAAAAGTTCTTATTTTTAAGTCGTACTGACCAGTTAATTTTATTCATAATGTTACCTCTTAATTATTTTTATTTTGAATGAGTGCTTTAAGTTCCTTCATATCCTCGCTCAAGGCTTTGACCTGCTCTGCGAGGATCAATAGAGACTTATTCTGTTCATCGTGGTTGTCAAGTCGTCTCACTGCTGTCAAACGAAAGTCACGCATGTTTTCAATGTCTTTTTCGATAACGACCATGCGTTTCTCTTGTGCCACGACACTTCCTTTAAAATTACCGTAAATTCCAAGTAAGATCCCGATAAATCCGACCATCATCGAGATATCTTCTGGTGTAAAGTGAATCATAGATCACGCCCCTTTCTGATTAAAGTACTGGTTGTGGTGTAGCTGTGGCTACTGGTTGGGTTTCAAGATCTCCGCTTGGTTGTGCTGGTTTGTTTTCCTTCGGAAGCTCCCATTTCCACACTGCCAATTTGCCATCTTGCGACAATTTACCTTCAAGTTCTTCTACGGTTTCTCCATTGTAGGTAAAGTCTGAGTTCACTTGTACCAACACACGAGTTCCTTCACCATATTTGGCAGTATAGTTTGGATTGTTGACGACAAAGATGTCGTGTGCCTTGTATTCTTTGCCAGCTTGGCCAGTCTCTACTAATTCCAATCCACGAGCATACAGAGTTGGATCAATTGGATTGTCCGTGTCTGTTACACGAGCGAGGACTGCCCAATCGGCCACTGATTTGACGCTTTGGATCTGTTGTGTCATCGCTTCGTTTTCTTTGGTCAACTCTTGGATTTTAGCGATTGCGTTATTGTTGGCCTCGACAGACTTGTCAAGCTCTTTTTTGATCGCTACGACTGCGCCAGATGTATCGAGTTCCATGCGCACGATGTTTAATACTGCTTCAACCAGTGTCGCATCATCTTCAGTCATGCGATTTGTTGGCAAGATTTCTTCAAATACACGATATGGGAAGTCTTGCTTGATTGCTACTTTGGTAGTGTTAGCTACTGCATCGTATGATTTAAATTGTAATTTGTAATCCATTATTTAGTTACCTCGTTTTTTTTTTTGATTTCTTCAAATAGATCCTTTAAATCTTTATCAGATTCTAGGACTGAGCGATAGCTTTCAACTTCTTGCACAAGTTGAGCTACAAGTTGCTGCGACTCAGTGAGTCGAACCTTAAATTCGGCCTCAATGATTGACTTACTAGCTAGTTGATTTGCCAGTTCCGTGATGATTGCTACATAATTATCTTCGTTCATTACAGCTCCTATCTGTAGTTATATTTTGAAAGGACACCACCGATGTGTCTTTGGGCAGCACTGTTTTTGAGATCCCATCCATATTTTTGCAGGATGCCAAAGCATGTGAGTAAATCCCATAAATAAGTTCCAACACTTCTATGATTGCCATCTGCTGTGTAGATCATTCTAAAATCAGATGCAATAATTTCAGAATATGTTGTTCCATTCAGTGGTGCAATTCTTGGTTTACCAGCATTTTGGATGATCCAACCTTGTTTGTATTCGCTGTGTTGTAAGTACAGCTTATCTGCATAAAACTTAGTATAATCTTCAACGTCTTCATTCGTGCTGTTGTAAATTTCAATACCACTAAATGTCCTGTTACCACTATTTTCCGTACCGTCACGGTTTGATCCGATGATGGTTTTCGAAAATCTGTTCCCGTTTTCTATATGTGTTCCATACCTGATAAATTGGGTTGGGAAATTGTTGAAGACTCGCCTAATAACTGCTGTGTCAGTCAACATATTTAGCGCACTCTTGTCTAAATCAAACACCATAGCTCCAGTATTTGACTCCAGCCTTCCGCCCTTAATTCGTTCAGCATTGAAGTCTACCGAAGATAATTGCGTGATAAAAGCCTTTTGAGATATCAGCTCTCTGATAAACGCTTGATTAGATACTAGCTTGTTAATCATAGCAGAGTCTACTAACACTTTATCAGCCGTGACTGAGTTCGAGGCTAAAATAGGTGTAGTGACTGATCCAGCCTTCATGTGTCCAGTTTCCACACTCTCACTTGCGATATGACGGCCTAAAATAGACCCATCAACTACCATGTCACCTTTAACCTTGATCAATTTGGCAATCAAAGCAATGGCTTCTGGTTCCTGAACCAGCAATGAACTGATAGTTCGTCCGTTGATAGTCTTACCTGTCCCAAAAGAGATTTGACCATCTGTGATGTTGATGTCTGTTTTTTTAAGGACTCCATCAAACTGGCTGACAATCGTTGCTACTTGACCATTGACCGTTTGCTGATAATTAGCAAAGCGCCCATTGATGCTATCTTTAAAATCGTCTAACTTGTCATTGAGTACAGAGTTTTGACTGGATAACCTCATTCCGAATTCTGTAGAAAATGTTGAAAACTGCCCATCAATTCCTTGTTTAAATTCAGCAAGTTTAGCTTCAATCACGGATGAACCGTCATTTGTTGGCGGTTGGTAGGCTCTCTTGATAGATCCTTCATAAACATCAATATCCCCAAAATAGAGACTTGCTGGCTGTCCATTTGATGATCCAGTGTTGTCAAATCGCAAAAATGCTTCATCGTATTCCTCAGAATTGACTGTAAAATAGTAGCGTGTGATTCTATCTTGTGGGATAGCGATTTTGTCAGCAAGCGTGAATACTTTTGTAAAATTCCCCGTCTCGCCTTTCTTCCTTGCTAGGAAGTAGAATGTTGCAGGTTTAAGATTGTCTGATCCAATTACATCAAATGAGATCGTGTAAGTTGTATTCCTCTTGATGTTGAAGCGTTGAGATGCTGCTGCTTTAGTAGTGTCACTTGCATTTTCAATCTTAAAGAGTTTTCTGGATTCGTTGTAGTAGATTGGATTAGTTGAGACTGTTACTACTGGACTCACTCCGGGATCATAATAGCCCCAACCATCTACATTCTGAGGATTACCGCTGTTTTTAAGCAGGTTTTCTCCAGCTTGCATAATTTCATCAAATCTTCTTGTGATACCATTAAGATCTTCAGTATATTTATTTTTAGCAATATACTGTTGAGAAAGCAGCTCTGTGATTGATGTGTAAGTGTTTGTGGTTCTCTCTTCTGCAAAACGTTTCAATCTGCTCTCAAGTTCCCCATTTTGTCCAGTGTACTGTTCAAGATTCGTGATCTTTGTGGTCAACCCTTGAGCTGTGCGCTCAAATGTCGCCTGCATTTCTGTGGCAGAATCTTCTGGTGCTGGTTGCCATTTACGATCATTCGAACCTTCGTAAAAGTCCAGTTCGGTCATAAATAGACCAGACCACACGTTTGGTCTTCCTTGATATTCAAAAAGTAGGTACCCTTCGTCAAACGCTCCTGTATTAAAACTAAATGACTCTTTGACAGCTCTATCCGAGTTAAATGCTGGTGATCCAGTCTTGTCAAAAATTGTCTGCATTTCGTCAAAGTCATTTGTAGAGCCTTTTCTTCGCTTGCAAAAAATAATCTTAAAGCGTTCCGTGTTAGCGTCAAAAGCCGTCAAATTAAGCATATAATTTGTATTTTGCTTAATGATGAAGCGTGGGCTATGAACAGATGCGCCACTACTCAATAGAAACATGCGTTTTTGTCCATTGAAGTAGTAGTTATGAGCTGTGAAGCTCAAGCGCCCGTTGGCCTCAGTCCAATATTTCAGCCCTTCATCTGCTCTTGAGTTCCTGAGCATATTAGGACCGCCACCAACTCCAATTGTGGTGAACTCTTCTTTGACACCAGCTACTGTCTGCTCGACATAAGAGCGATCAGCTTTGCCATTGGCCACATTAGTGAGGTCAGAAATGGCCTTTTCTGTTGTCTGCTCAAACCTTGATTGTGCGCCTTGTACCCCTACAAATTGGCTTTGCGTTTGAGCCTTAAAATCATTGATCAACTTCTGGATGTCTGCATCACTGGTCTTTAATTGATCAGTAGTAGACTTTAACCCTTCCATTTTGACAGTAATATCGCCATATTTAGCATTGAACTCTTGCGTAATTTCATTCTTGTTTGCTTGATTTGCTGCTGCTATCTTCTCAGTTACTTTAGCCGAAATTTCCTGCTTGACCACTTCGGCTTGCGCTTTGGCTTGCTCAATCCCGTCTGTGATTTTAAGTTCCAGCTCTTTTGCTTGCTTGTCATACTCAGCATTAGCATTATCTACAAGCTTCTGCACTTTCGCTTCGTATTCAGCATCATAAGACTTCATTTTTTTGTCAACGGAATCATTGACCATGCCTGAAATAGAGTCTGCCAGAGTTCTGGTAACTTCACCGAATCCGATGCTGACAAGTTTGATACTCATTGGATTAAACTTGTATTTCGTGATCTTTTTTCGCAAATCGACATCGTAGTCCTCGTGGAAGAGGCTCACGATATCAAATATGTGTACTGGTTGATCTGCTTGGCCTACAACATCAATCTCAAGGCTTTCTTCGATCATGTCACACAGAGTTTCACGGAAATAGCGCTTGCCGTAATCCTCAAGCGTTTTTTGATCCACAACATCCTGATCTTGTACTTCCATATCTGCTTCGTAGATATGCTTGTATTTATTGATCAGTGGGCTATCAATGGTCACGGTTAGGATTTGATCTTTCTTTCCTTCTTCATGTGCTTCGATAACCTTTTTAAAATGGATCCGTGTTCTCAACTCTTTGGTAGACTTCGATTCTTGGAACGACTTCATGTTTTTCTTGTAGGCAAACAATGATTCGTTCTCAATCCCACCATGCTCTAATAATCGCACACTGTACTTATCCCGGACAAGATCTCCACCCCACTGACCAACGATTGAGTGCTTGTCTTTGGCCAAAGCTTCCATCGCTGAGATATCTTTAAGATTGAGGGTGTGTTTTGACATCACGTCAGAAAAAAAGGTGAACGGTGTCTCCCGTTTGAATCCAGCAACAAGCGCATTCATCACGGTTGATCCATTCACTCGATCGACATTGATCTTGTTAATAGAATAACCATTAAGTAATGTTGCTACTTGATTTGCATATACAGTAACATATCCGTGCTGCTTTTCGACTTCGAAGATAGTGAAGTACTGCTCTCCGTGCAAGTCATCAGCAACCAATTCTGTTTCTGGAGTTAACAATGCCCATTTTGGATCTGAGGTTGGAAATTTAAAAGTGAGTTGATAGGTGCTGTTAGCTTCCTGGACAATTTCAGAGCTAAAAGCTTCATTAAGAGGGAAGTTTCCCTCTTGCAGATAGATCATACTTTATACCTCCAATTCCCTTTTATTATGATTTTTGAAACGGTTCCTGAAACTGCAATCCCGGACATACCTGGAGCAATTTCGAAGAAACCGCCTCGTTTTCTCAATGTATTTTTCAGATTTCCATTTTTGTCATAGACATTTTGTTTTTTATGGCGACAATCAATTGTTGCTTTTGTATCAATCGTAAGTTGCATGGTTTGCTTCCCAATGGTTAGAGAGACATCGCCATTGCCTTCAATTGTGATAACTGGTTCAGAATATACAGTTCCTGGGTTGTTTACTGTACCGTTGCCTGCCAAAGTGACTACAGCGTCATTATTTAAGTAACGGAATGGGTGCATTTTTAATTTGATTTCTAAAGTCCAAGCATGCAATCCGTTTTGTTTGAATGATGCGCTCTGAAAATCAGCATAAAAAATAGAGCCTGGTCTATGACTAAACTCTATTTTATTTTCTTCCGGCTTGAATTGATTTACAATCATTTCGATTTCACTTGTTTTGACAACGTATAAGCTTACTGTCTTATCGTACCCATCATAAGCTCCATCGTAGAGATTATAATCTCCATTGGCTCCATAAATCGTATTTGATTCGACCCTTGGTGTTGCCGTCTGGTCTTCTCCAAAATCTGTCACATAGCAGTTTGGGATTGATCCAGTGTCAAATCCATTTATAATCATGTTAAACATTAGATTCCCTCCCTCGCCATGATTTTAGAATATCTTTGATAGCTGTTTTGTGCTAAAACATTACCGTCAAGATACGTTTCTGACGGTTTTTCAAGGATAGCTGTAAGGATCTTTTCTAAACTTGCCCTCAGAATTGCGATCTCAGCAACGATATTTTCACCACTGTAGCTATTTCCGATAGAATTATCTTTAAACGAAAATTGCTTGCTGGCATTTTTAATTTCTCGCAAGAATTTAGCATCTTCTGGGATCCCGACCCCTGCCGCATATCTTGGGAAACCTAGATTTTTCATTAATCGTTTAGTTCTATCGGCTCGCAATACTTTTGATCCACGAGGTAAGTTAAGTACGACATCCCGTCCATCTGGTATAAATGAGCTTCCGTCTGGTAATGTTACCATTTCTTTATAGACTGCATTTCGCTGGTCATTGACCATTGCGAGTCCACCTTCGTGGAAGTTCGTACCTTTTTCGTGTCTTGGTCCGAAAACACGGGAGAATGAGTTGACCACTTTATTTACTACTTCTGTAGCTGTGATAGTCGTGTGGTGACTTGTTGGAATACCGTTGATAGCATTGGTAGCACTGTTCGCAGCATTAACCGCACTAGTGCTATCGCCTGTTATGGCCTTAGTTGGGCTTGGTGTAGCGTTCCAAGCGTTTTGATTATCAATCGCTTGTCTTGCAGCAGTGATCGCACCAGTTGGATCACCCAGCTGTGGCTTGACAGGAGATGGTGTGCTGTTCCATTCTTGTTGCTTATTAATCGCTTGCTGTGCAGCATTATTAGCATTGCTTGGATCAGCGGTAATTTGTTTGGTTGGTACAGCAAATCCGTTGTATAATCCCAAAGCGCCCATAGCTTGGTTAGTCCCAAGCGTTACACCGTCTGGAGTTGCTATCAAGTCCGTCTTATGATCGGTTGGTAGTGTTAAGATGCTGGACATCGCGCTAGCAATAGCGCTCTTGGTCTTGTCTTCTGCATCCAAATTGACTACGTGAGCCATACCCGTTAGTGAGTCAACTGCTAGTCTGACACGTTCAGCCTTATCACTTGCAGCATCCTTTAAGATCAGCTCTTTCTGTTCTGGTGTGAGTGCGTTCCAATGTTCAATAATCGCAGTTGCACGTTCGCCCGATGACAAGAAATCAGTATTCTTCATCAAGAGTTCTTTGACTTCTGCCGGCATGGCATTGTATTGGTCCAGCAATGTTTTATTGTCAAGGATGGCTTGCATGCCTTGATGGTTTCCAACTACCAACTCTTTTTCTGCCGGTGTCAAGCTTTCCCATTTACCGACTTCAACCAATGCTTCACCAATTGTCATTTTGGCATTCGTTTCGAGATTAGCATGCTTGAGGATAAACTGCATGTTCTCCCAGCCGTTTTCGGCTTGCAATGCTTTCGTAACTTCCTCTTGCGCATTGGTTTTGACTTGTCCAGTCTTAGGATCAAATACTAATCCATTCCATATGTTGTTAGCATCTTTGGTTTCCTGCGACATGTTGTGCACACTTTTAGCAACCATGCCAGATGACTGACCTACGATGTCAGCGAATTGATCTGCCTTAGCCATCATCTTATCATAGTCAAGTCCAAGTTCTGCCCAATCCTTGCGCAACTGGTTGAAGTACATCTCACGTTGTCGATCATCACCAAAATTAAGAGGGACTTTTTCACTCAATTTCTTTTGAAGAGCGGCATACTCACGGCCAAATGCTTCCATTTTGGACTTGTGTTGAGTGCTCAACTCTTCCATTTTTTGGTTGTATTCAGCTTTATTAAGAGTCCCTTTCTCGTATTCCTCTTTTAAAGCTTTTGTTTGATCCTCATAAAGCTTGATTTCATCTTTCAACCATTTTGCAACAACTCCAGACCCTTTTCTCAATTGGGTCTCATTCAAGTCGTTGATCTGGCCATTCATCGCTTTAATGATCGCTGTGCGTTCATCTGCAGAAAACTTCTGCATCTCTAATTGCTTATTGATAAATTGGTTTTCATAATCGTAGATGAGCGCTTGTTCTTCACGAGTGATCTTACGTTTTTTGTCAGACGCATTTTGATAGATCTGGATGATCTCATCAGTCATTGTCTGGACGTTTTTCTTCTGCTGTTCTGCTTGGGCTACAGCACGCTTTTGGACTTCCTCTGAAGCCCCGATTTTTTCAAGATTTTTTTGAGTGCGTTGGAGATCCTTGTCAATTGCTTTTTGGAGATCACTTGAAAGTCCTTGTACACTTTTGCGGACATTCTCAACAGCTTGAGATCCACCATTACCAAATCCGATCATTGCTTGATGAGCGTCATCAATTTTAGCTTTTAATTTTGAAAGTTCTTCGGCCTGGACCTTATTGACTGATGTCCCCCAAGTCCTCGTTCTCTCATCAGCATCTGCCATTTCTTTAGCTACTGCGGCAATCACACCAACAGCGACTCCACCGATCAGTACTCCCCAAGTAACAGGATTGCCAAGTAGTGCGATCCCTTTTGCCAATAGACCAGTTGAAGCCACGGCACCTTCTGCAGCCGTGCTTGTCGCAGTGATCCCAGTTGTTGCTGTTTTAAACGCAGAAGAAAGACTATTCCCTTGTTTAAACAATTCGAAGGTCTTGCCCAAAACAGATAAGCCTCCACCGACTTTTCCAATGCCTTGAGTAAGGAAGCCGATGCCTTTAGTAATCCCACCGATCACCCCAATACCTTTACCAAGAATTGATAAAGCTGGACCTGCGCCTGCTGCGAGTAGACCCCATTTGATAATATTCTGTTGTTGGGACTCGCTCATTTCACTAAATGCTTTAGCCATGTCGGCCAATTTCTGAATCCAAGGTTTTGCGGCTTGCAGTCCTGAATTCATGGCTTTTAAAAGCGGTCCTCCAAATTCAATTGCCAAGTCTGTGATTTGGTTTTTGAAAATTTTTAATTGAGATTCTGTTGTTTCATACCGTTTCTTGGCTTCATTTGTGAGTGCTGTATTTTCTTTCCAAGCACTATTCGCAGTTTTTAGCGCACGATATAAGAGGTCTCCTGCGCCGGCCATACGTTGCATAGTATCAACTTCTTGTGTTGACTTAATACCAAGCTCTTTTAGAGTTTGGGTTACGTCCCCACCAGATTCTTTAACTCTTTTTAATCCGTCTAAAAATGCCAACAAAGCTATTTGCGGTTCTGTTTTCCATTCATGAGCAAAGTTTTGAGCGCTCATTCCAGACACTTTCGCAAATAATTCTAGCTTTTTACCACCAGACAGGACTTGTGTGTTGATTTTTTGCATGACACGAGAGAATGAGCTACCACCAGCTTCCGCATTGATACCAACAGAACTCATAGCAGTAGCTACTGCCATTATTTGCGGTTCAGTCAATCCAACCATGTGTCCTGTACCTGCTAACCGCAATCCCATTTCCATGATTTCAGATTCTGTTGTTGCGAAATTGTTACCAAGATCGACTATAGTAGATCCCAATCGTCTAAATTCAGACTGAGGCATTTGAGTGATATTTGCAAAACGGGCCATTGCAGTAGCGGCTTCATCTGCTGTCATGTTAGTCGATTCACCTAGGTCAATCATAGTTTTGGAGAAATCAACAATGTTTTGCTTCTTAATCCCTAACTGTCCTGCTGATTCGGCTACTCGTGCGATGTCTGCTGCGCTTGCTGGCATTGTTTTAGATGCCTCCCGAATGGCATTTGACATCTTCTTGTACTCGCCCTCAGTAGCGTCAACCGTTTTTCTGACTCCGGCAAAAGCTGACTCATAATCTACGGCAGCCTTTACCGCAAATCCTGCACTTGCAAGTAATGGTGCTGTCACCCCTTTGGTTAAGGTTCCTCCAAAGTCAGAGACTTTCTTCCCAAATTGTTGGATGTGGTCTCCGCTTTTAACAAGGTTCTTACCAAAGTTTTCCATTTTTCCAAAAAAGCTATTTTCACGTCCAACAGCTTTCAAGGCTTGCTCAACCTTATAGAGTTGCCCTTCCATTGCTGACAATTTCGCATTTTCTCGCTCAATATCTGCAGCAGCTTTGTCAAATTTAGCAGATCCGGGATCGAGCTTGTCGAAGTTCTGCTTCATTTGATCGAGTACTTTCTTCTGTGCTTCAATGGCTTGTCCTAAAGACTTATATTTCGCTTTGAGGAGTTCTGTACTCTTACCATTGTTTTTCAACGTGCTATCGAGCGCTTTTACATTATTTTGGAAATACTTCACAGCGTTCTTTGCACTTGTTAGACTAGGATTGAACTTTGACACGTCCAGCCCTAGTTCGATATACATTTGTCCTAGTGGCGTTCCACCTGCCATTTTTCCTCCTTTTACAAACAAAAAAAGCCCAAAGAGGCTTTATGCTTCCATTTCTCCAAAAATGTCAGCTAGATCTAAAGACGCATTTTCAGTTTGATCTTTATCAAGATCGATAATCCCTATCAGATCTTCCCAGCTTAATTCCATCACATCATGGACATTCATGTTATATGGTCCGTCAGCAACTTCCTTAACGAATTTGTAGAAACGTTTTAATGCGTTTTGAGGATCTATTTTTTCCCCTTTGGGTCCACATCACCCACAAGATGAGCATAGATTTCCGTGAACACTTCAATGATTTTTGCGAAATCAGTATGTTCTAGTAATTGCTCTACTGTCACATTTTCAAATAGTGACGCAATGAAGCCTAATTGTTGGTCCAATTTTTCAACTTCTGTCTTATCTGATGTGAGCGAGTCGTTTAATACAAGGTAATCACGATAATCACGGGTAGTAATTTCTTTACTAGAGTAAAGTACATCTTCTCCAGCTTCGTTCTTCATGGTAAATGTAATTTTTGACATTGTTTGCCTTTCTATAATTAAAAAAGCACCGAATGGTGCTTATTTCATTTTGTCCAAATTTTATTTAAAAATTCAATTTTATTAACATCATTATTGGAATTATCTTTGTTCATCGCATAGACTATTGCGATAGTTGCCTTTCCTCCAGCTCTAATCACAACACTTTTTTTAGATTGGACTGCAACAGTGTCGTCATTAGTAATTACAGAATCGTATGCAAGATAATTTCCTTTATCATCACTTACAAGTATTTTACCTGGATTCATTTCAACGTTTGAAGAATCATTGTTTGTAATGACTAGCGTTACTGTGACTGGTATAAAGCTGTTTGAATCATGTTCCATTGCCAGCATGCCAGACGTTTGTTTTTTGGGTTCGTTGATTGTAATTTGAGTTTTGTCAAAAAGAACTCCGTCCCCAAATTTTTGGCTACTCAATGAATTCATCCCAAGAACGAAATCATTTGCTTCAAGAAATAAATCGTGATCTACATTTGATACGTATGTAGAAAGCTTGTCTTTTACCATCACAGCTCTGTCCTTCTCTTCCTTTACGCTCTCCAATTCCTTGTGTGCCTTAGAAAGTTGATTATTGGAATTTACGAGCATAATAGCAAGTACGATAGAAACTAGAGTAATCATAATTGTTAATGTTATTAAAACTGTATTTTTCTTATTTTTCATAACAAAACCTCCACAATTTATTATATCAATAATTGTAAAGGTTTACAACGATATAAAGATAAATAAAGGGGCTAAATGCCCCAATTATTATCCTGCTGCTGCCATACCAAGTTTTGCTTTCAATTTCTTGATTTTTGTTTCATCGCTACCAAAGTACATTGTACCGTACTTGTTCTTAGTTTGCTCATCAGTACTTGCGCCTGCAGCAAATGATACATCTGTAGTAGCAAGCTCATCGGCTTTATCTTTGATCGTATTAAGATCAATCGCATCCATTGAAAGATTCCCTTTGTAGAATCCGTAGTAAGCTCCACCACCATCTGCAGTGTTTGATTCGAGCAAGATCGCAACATCTTTTGAAACTGTGTCAGCTCCAAAGTCAAGGATGTCATCATCGTTTTCGTAGCCGAGAGCTTTAACGTAAAGTGCTACGGGGATATCCAAGAGACCAAGATCTACTTTGACATCTCCGACCCCACGATTGTTTACATGGTAAGCGATGTTGCTTCCAAATGTTTTTGTAGGGTCAACGGCAAGACCAGAGATCTTAGCTGTTTGAGTGGCACCTTCCCCTTTTTTACCTTGGATGATAAAGAGGTTTTCTCCCTCAGTTATAGTCTGGTTCCCATCCAAAATTCGAACTGTCAAGCTTTTAAAACCGACTGTCGCTGTACCTTGTTTTTGTTGTGTCATATTAAATTTCCTTTCTAATAATCGTCATACAGCTTGCTCTTCCCTTTGTAAGTTCTGGCATCTGCATAGCGTTTGATTTCAGGGATCCATTCATCTAGACCCCCAGCGATTTGGTAGAATCCTTGCGATTCCATCACCTTTTCGACTAACCCTTGCAGTTTTTTGCATTCAATTCGGTTAATCGATTCAACGTTGATTTGATAAAGAAATGTTTTTGAAAAACTTGTATTGCTTCCCTGGTCACTTTGGATAGGTGGCCCTAGTGGGATAATAACAATACTCGTCTGATTTGTTGGTAAGGTTTCAGGACGCTCAAATGATTTGATAGTGATTTTAGAAAGTTCCTCATCGCTCATCAGAGCATCATATATTTCTGACATCTTGTCTTTAATCATCCAAGCCCTTCTCCTTTCAATTTAGTTGCTAACCTATATTTAAATTTTTCTTTGTTGGCTTCCGAAAATCTTCGGATAACACCGAATCCTCTTGGATGAGCCTTTTTGGCATATCCAAATTCGTTCAAATGTTCCAATCGCCAACGTGAGCCAGCACCAAAACCAAGCTTAACCATTGGTACTCCTTCAAAAGCACCCGTTACATTTCCGACTGTTGCGCTTTCAATTGTTTCTCCGGTATCTTTAAAAACTTGTAGGGCGACTTTGAAGTCTTCAAGTGTTTCAGTTGCTGCGCCTTTCAAAGCTCTATTCGCAGACCTTCTCACTTTCGCATCGCCAAGCTTTGCTTCTAAATTCCGGATGACTTCATCGAAGCCTCTTAATGTAGCGCCACTACTCATTTGATCCACCAATAACAACAATTAAATAATCACGGTTGTCATAATCGGGACGAACGTCAATGATCTGCCATTTTTTATTTTCTAATCGGTGATCATTCACTTGTACAAAATGTTTATTATCAGGTTGATAACTTGTTAAAGGGTCTCTTATTTTCAAGGTCATCTTTGCAATCATTGATTTACCTGTTGAAATTTCGATATCCTTTAAACTTGGTGAGTAGACTTTTGCGAATGTGTAAAATACTTTTTCAAAGCTTACATCCCTGCCATCTAATCCTTCAAGTACTTTTGAGTTATAGAACTCCACGGGAGTTCTTAATTCGCTTGTATTGGTTTCTGGTTTCTTGTATTTGAACTCAGGCTTATTCATCTTCCACAGCTATATCTTCGTTTGGAATTTTCGAAGCTACTAAATCATATTCCTTAACAAAATCAGGTAATTTCTTCATCAATTCGTTTTTTCGATCATCATCAACTTCAAAAATGTCTCCAACGTGTCGAACGACATTTTCTTTTAAGTCGAAGAAATCTTGGATTGTTTCTAGCACTCTTTTCCTCCTATTGGGTGGTTTTGAAGTGATAATTCAAGGAGTTCTCCTTGAAAATTTGCAAAGAAAAACTCGACCTGATCATTGTACAAATATCTTGCACGTTCCAAAACAAGCTCCTCAGTGCGAGAATCTGACAAATCAAATGCTCCTGTTAAGTCAAGAATTGCTTTTTCGGATGAAACTAACATCCTTGAAAGATTCCCGTCTTCGGCATCATGAAAGATTTTCATCCGCTCCTTGAATGTCCCTAGAAGCGGATGAAATTGTTTTGTTTCTTCCATTTGGTGTCACCACCTATTATTTAATTTTTAATACCCAGACAGCAGCAGTCTTTTCATCGTGAGCCTTACCATAAGCGAATTGCTTAGCAGTGTAAAGGTTCAAGTCTTCGAGAGCATAAGTCTCAGTAAAGCGACCAAACTCGATTCCACCACCTACGAATGCATCATAGCGACCTTTGACGAATGTAGTCACTTTACCAGCAGTTTGAGCAACTGACTCAACTAAGATCAAGTTGTACGGCATTGCAGTCACATACGTTCCTTGAGCGTTCAAGGAGGTGTATTGTTTTTTGACATCCCATGCATCAGCTGGGTTGACTACCATCACGACATTTCCTTCAACTGCCACTGGATTTCCGTCAGACTTAACAGAGTGATGTTTGTACACAGCAGTCAACTCTTTGACAACAGTTGCAGAGTCAGCAAATGTAAGGTTCGCAGTTTGGGCCTCTTTTTCTGCAAAAGTTGTTTTATTGCCAGCCGCAGTTCCAGTGAGGGTACGAGAAAGACCGATAGGCTTGCCGTCTCCGTCACCATTCAAGAAAGCAGCTTCCAAAGCAGCAGCAAACGCTTCTGTGATTTGAGCAGAAACGAATGATTGCAACCAAGCAGGGCCAAATTTTTCAGAATCTTTCGGAATAACTACAAATGCAGTCAGCTTGTTTTGAATTGCTTCTTCTTCGTTGAAGGCTTGTTTCAATTGACCTTGAATTTCACCGTTGATCTTGCCCCAAACGGCTTGTCCAGTTTGAGTAGATTTGAGGAATTTAAGGCGGATGCCAGCATTGCGTAATCCAATATGTTGCAAGAGCGGTCGAGATTTCACCATATCATCAAAAATACGGTCGATTGTTTCTTGTGGGAAGAGTTTTTCTACTCCCACAGGGGCAGTCTTGTCGATATCGTTGAAGAATTCACGAGCTTCGGCAGTCAATTTAGCATCATAAGGATTCATTGCTGAGACTTCCTCGTGAGCAGCATGACGAGCTTGTTCCATCATTTCGTTAGTCATCGACTCGATCATTTCATTGTAGAGTTTCGCTTGTTCTTCTTGAGGTGCACCGTTTGTTACAGCGTTCAAAAAGTTCTGACGAATTTCGTTGAATTTGTTTGATAATTGCATTGTCATTAGTATTTTCCCTTTCTAAAATGCAAAAAGACCGAACCCTTTCGGTACAGCCTCGTTTGTGTTATTTTTTTGACTTTCTGGAATATTGAATTTTTTCTGTACGAATTCACTATTTTCAAAAGTCTCTTTTTCAATCTGTCGAGCTTCCAGCTTATTAGCTACCAGCTCAGCAATTTTATCAACATCAGGAGTCATTGCTGACTTCATTTTGTCGATAAAGTCATGTGGAATCATTGGAGTTTCGCTTGCAGCAAACGTTGGAGCGATTTCTCCAGCGAACATGATTCTGTCGGCAAAGCCTTGATTTACTGCTGATTCAGCATCGAACCAGGTAGTCTTGTTCATCAGATCCAATAAATCATCCAATGCTTTTCCAGTTTTATCGACATAAGCATTTGCGATAGATTTATTAAATCCCTCAAGCACTCCAGCTTCATGCAGTAGAGTGTTGTGGTCTCCACTAACATTTGATGATACATTGTGGATCATAATTTGTGCAGTAGGGCTAATTTCTACCACGTCACCAGCCATAGCGATGACGCTTGCTGCACTTGCAGCAATGCCAACGATCTTAACAACTACTTCCCCTGAGTAGGACCGCAGAGCGGTATATATTTCACTACCAGCATACACATCCCCACCGCCAGAATTGATATGGACTTCAATGTCCTCACCAGTTTCCGGAAGCACGACATTCTTCGGAGCGGTATAATCCCATCCGAACCAATCATAGATCCAACTGTCATTGTTCGACACAATGGTTCCCTTAATCGGAATCACTTTCATCTTCTTTCTCACCTCCCTTCTCTACATCCTCACCAAGTTGATAATTCTTAGTGATCAGAGGCTTGTCGCCCCACGGTACAGCTTCAAGGCCAAGTTCCTCACGGACCTCATTGATGAGCATGGATCCAGAAGAAATCAGCTTGTCAATACTTTGAGCAAGAGAGAACTTGTCTCTTTGCCCTTCGCCAACAATGACAAGGCGCTTGTTGCTTTTATACTCGCTTTTACTGAGCAAAGCAAAGTTCAGACCATCGCTCATTTTTTTCACAAGTGACTGGTAGCAATAGCTATTAAACATCTTCTGACTATTTTCCAGATTAGCCATATCCCCATGCATCAACGCAGTGGGAATCCCTAATATATCGGCTACCTCATCATCAAATTGCCTGCGGAGCTTTTTGAGCTCGTCCACGGATAGGTTTGATGTTCCTGTAGTGTTGGTCAGCTCGGAATATTCCATTCCTTCTTGAGCTGGGACAATCGCTACTGTCTTTGTCGTAAATGATTTAAAGAGGCCGTCAGCATATCGTTGCATCTTTTCACGTTTTGATTCGTCAAAACTTGCATTCGTTCTAGTGCTGAGTACTCCACGGATTTGATTATTCCGTGCAAGTGCTTCAACCAGTCGAGTGTGTAGTTTTTCATAATCGTTAAAAAGTTGAGTGAAATATTCTTGAAGACGATTGTTGTTGTATTGCAAGAAAATGACTTCATTCATTTTGAATGGTTTCTGGAAAGTATAGTCTTGACAACTCACAGACGTGAATGTGTCATCGAATACAGCATATTTTTGGCGAATATACGAGTCTGCTATTAATAGCTGGTCATCATTTGACAAAAATATCAAAACTTCATTCTTAGTCAATAAGCGATAAACTGCCTTTTGCCAGAATTCGGAAGCTGACTCATTCTTGTTAGGTCTTACATTTAGCAAGTAATCCCAATCAGTAGCCTTCTTCTTTCCATTCTCGATGAATTTGAACTCAGACCTTGCAAAGATGCGGGCCACAAATTCAGCAGCCTTGTCAATCGACAGGCTCTTTAGTTGCAGATTTCCAAAGATCCGCTCCAGCTCATCAAATTCAAAACTTGGTTCCGGAACTTCTCGCTTGAATAAATTTAGCCATCCCAAGGCACCTCCTCCTTTCTAAATTTTTATGCCTGCCACCCACCCGGATCTTTCTTTTATCGTTTGAAGAAAGATTTTTTAGAGCGTTTTAATTCCTTCTTGATTGATTCAAACTCTTTATTTGTTTGTAAGACATTTTGACCGCAAATATCTTCATGTCGTTTCACGGACTGGCTCAGAGTATTCAATTCAGCAGTGATTGAACCAATCTTGTTCAATAATTCCATGTTTTCTTTGCTTACTACTGCAAGCTCACATTCCAGTCCTTGAATCTTTTGTTCTAGATGTTGTTTCTTCTTCATTCGTTTGTTCATTTTGTTGTCCTTTCTAAAATTCCCAATCTTCGATCACGTCAAGAAAGTCTCCAACAGTACTTTCTTGAATGATTTCTCTCTTGTAGAGAGCAGCAATAAAGGCATGGAAACCGTCAGTCTTTCGCCTCAACGGTTCCTTTTTCAAAAATCTCTTGTTCCCGTCTTTGTCTTCTTTGACAAAGGTATTATCGGTATACCAGAGCATTGATTTGTCGTTTTCAAAAATGAATCTTTCGTTCGCAAATCCATCTTCAATAATTGGAGCTACCTTCGACTGTATCGCTCCTGGATTTCGCAAAAATTCATACTCAAAATCAGCTTCTTCCAGCAATGGTTTCAGCAGGTCCATCCTAAATCCATCTGCGCAGACAATTTCGATATTGTAGAGCTTGCGCCACTGAATCAATTTATCAACAAGTAATCTTGGATCTATACTTGGACCGTCTACGATGGTAAAGAGCCCTTGCTCCTGCCATTCACGGATTGGAGCCTTGATTTTAAACATATCCAAGAATTGCTTCCTAGCAAAACTGTGTTGTTTCCAGATAAAATCATCACCATTTTTAAAAAGTAGCCCCACGCTTGCAAAGTCTCTGATGCTTGCGTAGTCAAAACCAGCGACACAAGATCTCCCTGAGAGATCTATGCCAGGGCTTCTCAATGCAGCCATTAACTTTTCACGAGTGGTCACATCTTTTTCGATGTCTGCTTCTGGAAGGTTCATCCGTTTCGTCATAAACTCTTGTCTGCCTGATGGTTCTAATTCCAAATCATCATAGTCAGCTTTCGTTCTAGCCAGTAAACGTTTTGCGTAAGGTGTTGTCTCATCCAACATAGGATTAGCTTTTGGCCAGTTGCTCATATCATCCACTTCTTCCGGATCATCTAACTTGCATATGAATGGGAATAAGCGAAACTCATCAAGTTCACCATTCAAAATCTTCATTGATTTCTCAATCATCTTGTCGTAGAACCCTTCACGGACATGCCCATTGGTACCATTGTAGAAGGTACGAGCATGGGCAATCTTACCAAGCCCTGACCGCTGGATTTTAACCGCAGAATCATTCTCGAACTGGTGAATTTCATCGAATTCGAGACAACCATCACGAGCTGAGTCCATTGTTTTCGGATTATTTGTCCGATAAGAAAAGACCGAGTTATTCCCTCGGCCTGTAATAGACATTTTTGTTAAATAGTAATGGTCCTCCAATCCTCTCCGCTGGACAGTTTCATAAACTTCCTCGAATGAGACCTTTCCTTGTTTTTCAGAGTTGGCTGTGATAGTCACATCGTAATCTCTGACAGGATAGAGAGGGCTGATGAAAAATGCGTCCCTACTGGACATAAAGCCGTTCTTCCCTCCTCCACGGGCAAGCGTGAGCAGTATTTCATCAAATTGAGGTTCACCGTCTTCTTTTCTGAAAAGAAAGATGAATGGTGTGATGAATTTTTGATACTTGGCCAGTGGGAAGAAATTCTTCTCAGTGAACTGGATATATTTTTCAATCAAATTATTGTCAAAATATAAATCATCCCTTGGATAGATTTTTTCTTTGATGATTTTGAATAAGAGAGAGCGTTCTTTGTTGACTTTGATTTTTCCTGATTCAGCAAGTTCGATGTATTCATCAATCAAAGGGTGAGAAATCACAATAGATCACTTCCGTCTGATGGCGGTTTCTTCTCGACTGGTGAATTTTCAACTTCAAAATCAAATGATCGCTCAATTGCTAGTAGCTGATTGCTGGTGGTGTTGATTTCTTTGATCAACGAGTTCGCTTTCTGAAATCTTTGTTGGCCGTTGTGGACGGTGATGACTAATCCATCTTGTTTTAGACGTTCTTTCAGTTCATACAGTAGACGGACCAGATAGAGATAGCGATGAACTTTCTCGTACTGAATCGCATCTTTCTTTCGTGTGCTGAAATTGCCTATTTTGGAAAGTAACTGGTTTTCCAATTCTTTTATATTTTTTTCTGAGTATTCTTCCATGAGCCCCCTCCCCCTTAAAAAATAGTGCTTTGCATTTGGACAATCGACCCCTCCCACCGGTTCCCAGAGACCGATTTTTTTCGATTTTTTTCGACCGGGGGGGTCTTTGAATTTTTCAAAATTTTAAATTTTCATCCCCACCATTCGTCCGAACGAAAATTTTTATTTTGCAATTTTGATGATTTGCGAAATTGAAAGCGATGATGCCGCTTATTGTGACACTCCTTGCACAAAGTACGAAGGTTGTCTATATCTAGAGCAAACTCTGGATAATATTCTAGCTCTTTGATGTGATCGACTTCGAGGTTATCTGTCGTTACCTTTCCCTGATCTCGACACCAGACACATTCAAAATGATCTCGACTCATTGCTTCGAGTCTCAGTTGTCTCCATGATCTTGAAAGATAAAACTCTCTGCGACTTTCTCTTGTCGAAACATCTACTTTCAATTCTTAAATCCTCTGTAACATTTCATACTTTCAATTATCTATTTCTGAAATTCATTATATTATTTCTGAAAACTATGTTGTTTTTCTCTCTTGAATTAGACATATCTTATATTCTGTCTGATTCACACCAGCTTTAAAAAGCCAGTAAAATAAATGAATAGCAGGTAACTAATAAAACTAATTAGCGTTTTACTCGTTGTGTCTAATTGATAACTATAAATCAAAATTAGACATGGCTTTATCTCGTTGATCCTGTCTAATCCCAATGTATCTCAACGTAATTGCAGGAGATGAATGATTAAATAGATCCATGAGCATTGCTACGTCTTTGGTCTTTTTGTAATAGTGATACCCAAATGTTTTTCTCATCGAATGGGTTCCGATGTTTTCAATTCCACACTCGATAGCTGCGGTCTTCAATATCCAATCAACTGTCCGCCTGTCCAATGGTTTGTTTTTTCCAATTCGACTCTGAAACAAATAATGATGCAGTGGCATATCTTTGATGTACTCTCTGACTTCTTTTTTTAGAGTCTTTGTCATCTTGAGCTGTTTCCTTTTTCCTGTCTTCTGCTCTTTGATTTTGATATACCAACCTTGCACATCCTTTACTCGTATTCTCAGGATGTCGCCTACACGCAGTCCAGAATTGATGCCAAATAAAAAGAGCAAGTAGTTCCGCTCATTCCATTCTCGCAGATATTCCTTCATGGCTTGGATGTCATCCTTATCCCTAATTGGATCCACAATGTTCAT